CGTAAGCACAACCCAAAGCACCAGCGCCAGAAGGCTTGAATACTGGGAATGTGTCAGCGGCTCGTGTAGCTGTTAGTGTTTCAGCAACCATGATAATTTCTCCAATGTTAAACGGCCACTAGAACACTAAGGAACTAGCAGCCTATTTTTGTTTAGGAATCCGCTACAGAAGCGAAGAAACCAGTTACAACACCGTGATCTTTAAGATCATCAGTATCACCAGAACCAGAGCCGAAAGTCATTTTAGCGATTTCGTACCACTGGCGAACACCTATACCCTGCTTATCCTTATAATCGAATTCTTCTTCGATTGTCTGAGGACGTTTAGCCCATGCCAATGCTAGAGCCTGAGCACCACAAAGGTAAACTGGTGCAACATCGATACCACCGGCACCAACACCACTANGAACACCAATGNNTTCAACTTCNATAATTGCAACGTTGCCATAAATATAATCAGCACCTGCAAAAATTGGGTTAAGCTTTCCATGATTACGCGCTTCACGGTTAGCCTGCAAGAAGTCAGAGTCATTTTCTAAATCACGCAATACCAAAGAAGGCACAAACATGATGTAACTGTCTGAAGTAACGCCACCTTGGCGCGGCTTCAAAGGCTTGATCTTAGGTGAAGCGGTCTTAGCAATACGCTTCATTAAGGTGATAGCCCCTGGAGTTAGCTTATCGGCAGTATTGTCAATGTTAGCCAATGCCGCAGAGTGATCTACGCCGTGGTTAGACAGTAGAGCACCAAACAAACAGCGGTCAGTGTTATCTACTAACCATGCATCCTTCTGAGCTTCTGAAGCTGAACCGTAATCAACGCCGTTGATCTCACCTAATGCAGAGATAATTTTGTCGCGGGTTAGTTCCATTTCCCAATCCATCAACACATCCTTGCCTGCATTACGCAGTGGGATTGCTGAGAACTGATCTTCTAACACTGGAATTTTTACAGCGTTACGGTACTGATCAATAGTTACCTGGAATGAACGAGAAACCATAGCTTCTTCGTTGCCTTCCAAAGTGTTTGAACCAGTGATAGCAGAGTTACTAAGCTTATTAACTAAAGCAAAAGTGATCGAGTCACCTGGCTTTTTGGTTAAATCCTGGTTTACCTGGATGATTGAGTTTGACTTAGTGCCCATGAAAGGCTTGAAGATGTTTGCGTTTAGAGATTCTAAGAAAAACTTATCATCCCATTGCTGAACCGTTAAGCCGGTTGCTGCTGATGTATCAGCCATGATTATTCACCTGTTTAATTAATCGCCAAAGGCGTCTTCTAATGATGTCGGCCCACCCCAAGTAGAGCCACTAATAGAGCCCTTTGAACTGGATTTTACCAACGATGTAGGTATTGATTCGCGCGTTTTCGCTTCAGTCTCCGCCTTGTTCTTTACTTCGCCCATGATCTTTTCACGCATTTCTGCTTCAATCTTAGTTCGTAAAGTAGCTTCGAATTCTTTAGGATCACCTAACTTTTCCATTCGTTCATGGTTATCGACAATATCCACAATCTCATGGTAAGGGCTAGACGCCTGCTGAACCTGCGTTACCAGTTGCGGGTTAGTTGCTTTCAGCTCGTTGAATCTCTCCACCTTCGCATCAAGATCATCACGTTCACGCCTTACTAAGTCTTCGCTAATGTTGGCTCGCTGATTAAACAACGCAGTCTCCATTTTTTCTTCAAAGTGCTTAGTAAAACCCGCTTGATCTTCGAAAACATCCGGCGCTTCTTTATTTTGCTCGGTTTGCGCCTGTTCCCACTTCTGTTCCGCTGCTTTCCGCTTGTCACGCTCTGCCATTAAGGCAGCAATTGGCACTGTCTGTGATTCTTCTTCTGCTTTAGGCTCCGGCGTCGATACCTCTTCTTTTTCGCCCGTTGGCTCAGTCTCTACAACCTCTTCTACGGCTGGAGGTTCCTGTTGTGGCGTTTCTACTACTTCTGCCACTGGTTCCTCTTCGACTTCCTCATTAAAAACTTCTGCTAAATCAACATCTGACATTGCTTTTTCCTCATCGCCCATAACGTTGGCGTCACGATCATCACCCGATTAAAGCCGGTGGCGCTTTGCCCTTATGGGCTAGATGGATACATTTGTAGCTTCAGGATTAGCCAGTATTAGCGCGTTCTCTATCTGCTTCTGTATTCCCTCTTGTGTGGTCTTTTCTGTTGTTGCGTTGTTCTTGTTCGTTTCTGACTGCGTTTTCTCAGCCTCTAGCCTTGCTAGTTCTTCTTGCACTTGCTGTTGACGCTGTAGCGCTTGCTGTTGTGCTGGATCATCTTTACCTAACACCTGATCTTTATTTCTAAGCGTTGACATTCTTACGATAGATTCCCAAGGTATTCCATTTGGATTAGCCTGGTACATCTTAACCAGTTGATCGAACTGCTCACCTTGTAGGTTTACAACGTCTGGTACTTCATCAATTATAATATCAACGTCAATTTCCGCAACCTGGTTGGCAGTTTCCACCACTTGCCCCAAGTCTGGACGCATTTGATTAACTTGCTGCAATTCGTTACCAAACTCACTCTTAACCTGAGCCAACGGCATACCAGCGCGATCCATGACCATTCGCTCAGCTTGTGTAACCGGCTGATTAAGACCAACCCACTTTAGGTTTTCTTCGTCATCAGTAACACGTATCCACTTTTCAGCCTTCCAGAATTGCTTGATACGATTCCACACAGCACGATAAACGCGTTGCTTAAACTGGCTATGGACATCAAATAACGGCCCTAATTCAACCATTCCGCCCTGCTGTAGGCTCTGAACCGCTCTACCGCTTACACCGTCAGTATTGCCAGCCAATGCAGCGTTAGCACTAACGCTATCCATTTGCTGAATAGAATCCTGATACATTTGAAACTGTGAAGTAGCTAGGCCATTATCTGGAATGATACCGAAATCACGCCCAAACTCACCTTGTAGCGGATATTCCAAGTGCCCATCTGGCTTATTGGCTTCATTCTTAAACTGAATAATGTTGTCGATCATCCCCTTCTTGGAGAATGTCTGATTCTTTGTAAGTATATGTAAGGCTTTAGACCGTCGTTTGTTAATTTCATCTTGAATATCGATAAGACCTTTTACGGCTCCGTATCTATTGCCCTGCCTATCAACCTTAGCACTGGCCTTAATGAATGGGTTTTCAGGCTTGCCATGTTCGTCAACGTAGAAACTAGGCTTTGGCGCTTCAAGCATTACACCTTGAGCAAATACCGCCGTTTTCCATACGCCGCGCTCAATGAAATTGATTTGAATAATCATTACACGATTTCGATTAGAGTCAAACCATTGACGCTCATCAGGCTTATCTTCGTATGTCTCACCGTTAGTATGCACTTCCATTTGGTTTTCTAGCTCTAGCGCTTTGCCTTGCCACTTCTCTTTAGCTTCTTCAAAGTCCATCCAGATAACAATCCCATCGTATCGGATGTCTGAGAAGTCTTTTTCTCTTGAGTGAGGGTCGTAAAAGTATCTATCCCACTGAAAGCGGTTTATCTCAATCTCTAAAGTATCACGGTCAACCTCAACAGCTACGCCACCAGTACCCTCGATTAGCTCGTTCTCAAATACGCATGATGAAATAGAGTCAAAGTTGTTATTATCACATACGTACCGAATGCCATCCGTTGCAGCGTCAGCCGCTTCATCATGATTAGGCGTTCTAGGATAGGCTTTTGGGTCTGTGCGATTCTTAGTCTCAACACCTAGCAGGAAATCAATCTTAGGCTGAATACGGTTGAATACAGTGGCCGGTTGCTTTCTACGCTTTAGCTCTTTAATTTCAGAAGCGGATAGCTGGATACCGTCATAGTAATCACGCGCCCTTTCCGATGAGCAACGCGCATCATTAGAAGCATCAGCAGAGTCTTCAAAGTATTCAATTAATGTTTCTAAGCCTATAGCCATATCAAACCTCTAAGCAAACTTCCAATCGTCTTCTTCTTCATAGTCGTCCACTTGATCCCATCTGTCACCACTAACCGGCTCTTGAGATACGCTTTCACCAGCCGCCCAGATTTCATTAATCATTCGAGCGAATAGCGAACAGGCATCTACTTTGTCATCATACTTACCAAGCGGGAATCTAACCAACTGATTCACCAATTCTGTAGCCCAAGGCTGATCTTTTGGCAGATATACTTTACCGGCCTCCACCAAAGCCTGGAATGTCCGAGAGTTGGCGGTTTTGTTTGATGTAGAATGAGATAACCATTTTAGTATAGTATATGCTCTACGTTGTCGCATCCTCAAGCCCAGAAACGGCTCTACAGCGCTCTTAATTGGCCCAGTCTCGCCAGCCCATTGTAGCACGTTATACTTTTGCACTAAATCTAGCTGTTCTTCTATCCAAACATCCGATTTAGCCTGCCCACTCCACCAATCAACGATGTATATATTATCGCTTGGATCGATGCCGAAAACTCCGTGCTCTGTGAAGTCTCCGCCGTCTTCAGTAACCGCGTAATCACTGCCGCCGTAGTGGTTAAGCCTTGGCGGCAGTTCGTCGTAGAACCTGAACGAATCACGAGTGAAATATACGCCATCATCTGGTACAGGCTGTTGGAGGTATTGGCCGCTGTAAGTGTACTTATCGGCCTTNCGCATTACTTGAAGCTCATCCCACGTATGCTTCCAGGGCCAAAGGGCTTTACCTTCTTCTACTTCAGCCGATATATTTAAGTGTTCCCATTCTTCACCTGTACCGCCATCGATGATGTAACCGCTGGCATCCTCATCGTGTACCCTTTGCATAATGAGAATGATAGGAGTTTTACGACTGTTAACCCTGGATTTAATTGTGGTGTTTAATCGGTTATTGACTCTTGCTCGTTTAGTGACTGACTCAGCATCATCTACCTTTAGTGGGTCATCAATAACGATAGCCCCAGCAAACTCCGCTTCATTCGTTGAGCCAGCACCAAAACCAGTAACAGCACCACCAGCCGCCGTTGAATAAACGCCACCCCTTTGCTCTGTGTACCATTTCTTATTAGATTTAGAGTCCTTTTTAAGCTCTGTAGGCCATAGCTCTTGAAACTCTTCAGACTGCACAATCTCTTTAATCTGTGAGCTGTTATCTAGCGCTAGGTCATCAGAATAAGAAAGGTGTATGAATTTAGAGGCGGGATTTCTCGCAATGCTCCAAGCGATAAAGCAGATAACCGCCATCTCAGTCTTGCCATAGCGGGGGGGCATATTGATAACTAAGCGGGTTATATCACCCTTAACAACTCTGGTTAGCGTTTCAGCGATTAACTCATGATGACTGTTAACAATGAACATGTAGCCAAACCGTTTTTTGAAGAAGTAGCGAACAAAGAACAGAAAATCCCTTTCACACTTCGCCTTGATAACTACCTGTTCGTTATCAAGCATTAGAAATCATCGTTCAATGCTTTGTTTAGTGCGTCAGCTTCCTTTTCTGTTAGTTCGCGCTGCTTTGTAATCACTTCGCCTGAATGCTCTATAGATTGAGCTGCCCTGCCATCAAGCCTATCGTTTATTTCTTTCATAGCAGCCAAATCGCCATCCACCAAGGCTTTGTCGATGATAGGCTTCCACATATTACCCAATGTTCGCATCCTGCCTACAAGCTCTTTAGGTTCT